TCCAATACTTGATTGACCATACAGAGCATCTGGAGAAAATAGCTGGATATATTTTTTCATGTTTGATTGTTATGGGAGTCTGGATAAGAAAGATCATTTTTAATTATAAGTATAAAGAGCCTAAATATGTCAAGAAGTTAATTTTATATTTAGTTAAGTATGAACGTTATCTGGATAAGGAGGATAAGAGTGCCATAGAAAAAAGAATAAATGATAAAATTATTCGTGATGCGCTGAAATTGCAATCTTCTTATAACCGAAGTGATGTTATTTACATTTGCAATAGATTAGAAAAAAGACAGTATATAAATCAGGTGATTAAGCTTCAGAATTATATAGAGAAAGATAACGGAGTGTTTTTCATCAATGTTAATTTTTCAGGTTTTTTATTTATTATTAGTCGTCTGTTTTCCTTTCTGTGTTTTGTGCTGTTTATCCTTTTTTCTATTATCTGCATTATTTCCATAGGGCAAAATGAAGGCCTTTTAAATTATCTTGTGTATATGGTTATGACAATAGTTTTAGAGACTGTTGGTTTTTGGATGTATGATACTTTCCCGTCTAAGAAGAAGATCTGTGAACTAAATAAAGAATTGAGGAAGATTAAGATTCCTGAGTGATTATACGCCTAATCAGCAGCCCGGTATTTAACCGGGCGTCTATGAAGTAGGGTTAAATCAGTGCTTCAGCATCAGCACCTTCGCTGATATCGTCGAAATCGTCAGCGCTTGCCACTCCGCCGCCAGCGAATGCATCGCCGTCTCGCAGGAACTGGACTCCGCCGAGTGAGGCATTAATGCGTTTACCGAAATTATTGTCCTGTGCCCAGATATCGATAACGGCGTTTACATAGCACCCTGCATAGGGACGTCCATCAGCCTGAATAAGTGGCGAACGATCGCGATCAAGAACAGCTGGGCGCGCTTTGTTAGCAGCATTCAGGAAGAAATTGCCGGGGAAGCCTTCATACTCTGCTTTTTCATCACCATCATGCAGGCACAGCTTGAGTTTTTTCTCCAGTTGGTTATAAATGGGCTCCCACTTCTCTCCCCATTTTTCCTTCGCTACCTGCTTCATAGCTTTACGGATTTCTTCCAGTTGTGGGTGTTTGGGTGACATTAAAAATACTGCGGAGAAACGTGGATCGCCTTCGCCGTTTACAGTTTTAGCTTCAAACAGAGACGGGAAGGCCAGACGAACATTGTTCAGCTTCAGTTTCATGGGTATTTCCTTAAATCAGATGAGGTCTGCGGTTAGCGTATCGTCGGATACGTCGTCGAAATCATTTACAGGGTTGATATTGAGTGCGGGGCGTGGGTCTGACTCGGGAACGATGGTGGGTTTACCATCAGCTCGTGTTATCAGTGCCTCGACTTTTGACCAACGGCGCGGACTGGCCTTTTTGATAAGTTTTTCGGCTTTTGTGGGGCTAATAAGTTTAAAGTCGAATACTTCTTCAGTTTTGTACCTGAACTGGTCCTTCAGAAGTGCGCGAGCTGCCTCTTCATCACTCCAGGCCCGGTTACCTTGTTTTCCTGTTACCAGTTTAAACCCCGGTACCGGATGTCCGGCATTGAGTTCATTGTGAACCCGGTCTCGTACTGCCTTTAGCCAGGATTCAATAAAGTCGGCCTGGCTATAGATCTCCGCAAGCTGCTCAATGGTTAACAGAGGTACACGTGCGCTGGCATTGGAGATTATTTCGCTGACAGGCTTTGTCAGATCTTCAAAATCGCTGGCCGCTGTTTGTAAATGCTGCATTTTCTGGGCAGTGCAAATAGCTTTTGCTTTACAGAAGCGGCACTGTTTTTCTCCAGGTATGAAGTTTTCCAGCGGTAGTGTCTCAATGCCTTCGCATTCAGCAATATTGAGAACAAGGATCGCACTGGTTGCGGCCTCCAGTGCCCGTTCACCGAAAGACTGAAGTTCCTGTACGGTTAACGACCATTCTGAAACGTGGTTGAGCCTTGGCTGGTGAATAAATAATCTTACAGTCTCAAAGTCATACAGCATGCTGAATTGTTCGAGCGCACCCAGAGCATACAGTTGTAGTTGCTCATTTTGTTCTGCATCAATGCGGACGCCTTTGCCATATTTCAGGTCGTGGATTTGTAATTCGCTACCAGCAATGATTATGCCGTCGGCAGTTCCGAAAGATTCTTCCACACCCGTTATATGTGAGAAATCAACACGTTGTTCAACCAATAGTTCATTATTCTGTGCAAGAGTCCAGACCGTATCAACATACCGGCCAACGGCTTCGACCATTTCATCATCCACCTGTGGGCCAGATGTATCATTAGGATTTTCGCGAAGGGGGTATGAGCCGAGAAACATAGAAACATTGCATCCGGCGTAGTGTTCCGGGTAGCTTTGCCTGTTTCGTAGAACTTTTTCAGCAAGCGCGTGCGCTGCAGTGCCCTCGATTGCAAAAGTTGTTTCTTTATCCGGTTGTGTGGCCTCCAGCGCCAGACTTCCTGGGCAGCGCATCCATCGATGCGCTGATGATGGAGAAAGTTGTGCATGAACGTCTGGCATGATTAACCCTCCAGTGCTTTTTCAGCCAGGGTGATTACTTCAGCGAGATTTTCATCCGTTACTTCACCAAGTTTCCTGGCTCCCTGTTTTTCCAGAATTGCAATAGCTTCTGCCCGGTAACCCCCTTTTGCTAACTGGAGGATCAACCATCGCCTTCAGCATCACGGTAGGCAACAGCACGTTGCAGCATGTCTTCTGTGATAGGGGTGGCTACCGGGTAGAAACCAGCCAGTGCGATAACGTCGCTGAACTCCAGATCATCCAGTGTCATTGCCGCTGACATATTTTCAGTTTCAGTTGCTGTATCCCGACATTCCTGCACTCGTGAAATCGTGTCAGGATGCATAACAATGCCTGATGCCATTGTGCGGATAAGACGTTCAAGCAGCGCATTATGTTGTGCCAGAAGTTGATTATTAAGTTCGAGACTGGTTTCTAAACTCATACTGTGGTCCTCGCTACAAGGAGAATGAAAGTGATGATCAGACCGAGCGCAGTGGCAACGGCCAGACCGGTCATCAAATCGAAGTTTTTACGGCGATAACGGAGAACATCGCGCCCCGTCAGTCGATGGAGGTATTCAGGTTTCATCGGTTGTATTCCTTTTTTCATATCGGGGAGCACGCTGTTGCGAGTGCGCTTTCAGACATAAAAAAGCCCGTCACTTGAGGCGGGCAAAGGCTACACACAGCAATTACTTGGATGTCAGCGAATGCCTGCTTTTAACCACGTCAGACGAGATGGCTCTCTCTGTACCCCTACAGCGAGAATTCGGCTAATATCTCTTTACCCCTATAGTTTTAGAGAGAATTAAGATGTCTGAAGAAAAAGGACTTGTACGGCGTATAACTGAGGCGGCCACTAGTGCTGGTGGTGCTTTGAAAGGTGCTGTTGATTTAGCAAAAGAAGTTAATGCGTTGCAGGTGGATTACAATGTTAAAAGTAAAACTATCGATCTACTTGATAAACTAATTGATGCGCGTACTGGACAATTCGCACTAACGGAGCTTTTGAACGAAGCTAAACAGCGCATTGTTGAACTCGAATCCCTTCTGGAAAAGAAACAGGATTGGGATAGTGAGAAAATGAACTATGAAATGTACCACCCGATTACCAATACGGTGGTCTATGTACTGAAGCCTACTGACGATCCTGAGTTCAAGCCTCATTATCTTTGTACTACATGCTATGAGTCGGGTATGAAGTCTATACTTCAATACCATACTTCTAATGCCGCTTATAAAATTCTCAAGTGTCATAAATGCTCCGCTGAATATAAATTTCCCCGAAATATAGAAGTCAGTGGCAAAACTCCTGCACCGTTACAACCTGCCAGATGATTAGCAGTTCTCTTTGGTGGTGGTGTAGTGGTAGATGCTGAACTTCGGATTGACTCAATGGACTGATCTTCACCCCACCCCAAAAGGAACTAAGCGCCCCATCGTCGGGGCGTTTCAACTTGCGTGACTTATCAGTTTGTCGCGGTGTTGTCCTCTACGCTTACCGTACGCATACGGACTCGGCGCTTACCTCGATCCCATCGGGTGCTATTTCGTTTTGCCAGGAGTACTGCGGCTTACCTGTCACGCGGTTCAGTTTGTTAAAGAGCCAGTATTAAAAAACGCATTAATTATGCGACATCGTATTTATATGCGTTATGGGATTTTGTGTCAATACGAAAATGAATTATTTTGCAAATAAGAAAACCGCCCTTGTGGAGAGCGGTTTGATCAGAAGTAAGTTATCAGACTGTAAAGGTTAGTACATACGTAGCGCGGATTTGGCGATCCCCGCCACGTAATGGATTTTTTCAATGTTTTCGCGTGGTACTCTGACTGGTGGATGATCTTCATTTACAGACATTAGATGGAACAGGCCATCGCGTTCGAACAAGAAGGTTTTAACCATGACCTCACCTTCCCGGGTAACCACAAGTACTTCATCACCAGGAGTGTAGTCGTGGTTGGGTTCGACGATTACGAACTCCCCCTCTTTGATTCTAGGCATCATTGAATCACCAACACATTTCAGGGCGTATGCATCTTCATCCTTTGTCGGCCAGTATATGAAACCATCACTGCTACCTACTGAATATTGGGTGTCGCTCCAAAGTCCTCCAACGCCTAGCTGAGTGTTTCCCAAAACAGGTACTTTATTAAACCTAAGAGAAATATACGTTTTTATACCTGTCGCGTCCTCTTTCTCCATTTCTTGAAGGCTCCTTTCTGCCAAGTCTATTGGTGACACGTGGAAGTAGTCGGCGATCTGCTTTAACGTTGCGTATTTCGGATCTTTCACCTCTCCTGATACCAGCCTGTGTAGCGTTGGTTGGTTCAGCTGTAACCGACGTGCCAGCTCAGTTATCGAGCTTATCTTGGCTTTGTCCATCAGGTACTTGATGTTTTGAGAAAGGATATCGGTAGTATCAATCATTTGGATTCATCCATGTTGTATACAGGGACGGTGATTATGCGTTATCGGATATTTTAATCTAGGATGACATAGAATTGCTGTATTGCTGAGTAATCCGTTTTCGTATAAATTTGCGCTATAGACGAAAGTGGAGACTTAAATATGTCCGGACTAACACCACAAGAGATGGTCAAAAGCTTGATTGATTCAGGGTATACCCAAAACCAAATTGCCGAAATTGCAGGCGTGAAGCAGTCTTCTATTAGTCGGCTTCTTACCGGGGTTCATTCTGACCCTCGCTTTTCTACAGTACGTGCGATAGAAAAACTTTTTCAGGAAGTGACAGCTAGACAAAAGGTGTAACCCATGTCCGATAGCAAACCATGGGGAGCTACGCCTGATGAGTGGTTTCATTTCGACCTGGTATTGGGGCGGACTGCTCATCTTCTCCCAGTTGTATGTAACCCCAGTGCGACCATATCCCCTGATAGTAAATTGAAAGCGTTGGGTAAGACGCCGAGTCGCTATAACCGGGACCGCCAGGTCACAGGTATTGCTCAATGGACCGGGCATGTTGTTACTGAGCATGATTTTGCCCGCTGGTCGAATGAACCGGATTATGGCATCTGCGTGCGTACAGGCCATGGCTGGCTGGCGCTGGACTGCGATAGCGAAGATGAAGACATTCAGGCAGATATTCGCAAAACACTTGTGCAACTTCTGGGTGAGTCGCCGCCGCGACGCTGGCGAGCAAACAGTAATAAGTGTCTGTATCTGCTGGCCGTTGATGGTGATTTCCGTAAGCGTATCCATCGCCTGGCGGGGGATATGGGCATTATCGAGTTGCTGGCGAACGGGCAGCAGTTCGTTGCCTGTGGTACGCACAGCAGCGGCGCGCGTATTGAATGGGACGGTGGTTTGCCGGATGAACCTCCGGCTATTACAGGTGAGCAGCTTGAAACGCTGTGGCAGCGCCTGGCTGAACAACTCCCTGTGTCGGTAACCACCGAAGCGGGCAACACGAAGATGCGCGACCGTTCAGCATTCACGCCCGGCGCGACGGATGATACAGCTGAATATCTTGATGCCAATGGCTGGACGCTGCTGGATGGCGCAAACGGTGAACGATATATCCGCTGTCCGTTTGAAGACGGCCACAGTAGCGGAGGCGATCCAACAAGCACAGTTTATTTTCCTGCGGGAACCGCAGGCTTTGAGCAGGGGCATTTTAAATGCCTGCATGCCAGTTGCGCGCATCGTGATGACGGAGATTTCCTGAATGCCATCGGGATCCGCAACGACGATTTCGAAGATCTGACCAGCATCGAAGTGGCGGAACCTTTACCGCTGCCTGCTTTCGAGCGTGATAAATGGGGGCGTATCGAGGCAACCATCAGCAATGCAGCCAAAGCAGTAGTACGCTCTGATTTTGTGGACATCGATATTCGCTTTGACCAGTTCCGCGACGAAATCATGTTTGCCCCGGCAGGATCCGGACAATGGCGGGCATTCACCGATGCGGATTATGCGCGCCTGCGCATCACGATGGAAAAGCGGGGATTTAAACCTGTTGGCCGTGAACTTATTCGCGATGTGGTGTTACTTGCAGCCGATGAACAACCATTCGATTCAGCGATCACCTGGCTGAACGGACTGGAGTGGGATGGCGTGCCGCGCATCGAATGTTTCTACCATACGCACTTCGGTACCGCCGACACGCCTTATACCCGTGCGGTGTCTATGTACATGTGGACCGCGTTGGCGGGGCGAGTACTGGAGCCAGGCATCAAAGCGGATATGGTGCCGATCCTCGTTGGTCCGCAGGGCTGCGGTAAGTCTTCCGGAGTGGAGGCACTGAGCCCTGATCCTGCGTTTTTTACTGAAATCTCTTTTGCCGAAAAAGACGATGATCTCGCTCGAAAAATGCGTGGTCGGCTGGTGGCAGAGATTGGTGAACTGCGCGGGCTTAATACCAAAGAGCTGGAGTCAATCAAAGCGTTTGTGACGCGTACTCACGAAAACTGGATCCCGAAATACCGGGAGTTCGCCACCCAGTTTCCTCGTCGCCTGGTGTTCGTTGGTACCACTAATGAGGACGAATTCCTTGCGGACAAGACTGGTAACCGTCGCTGGCTCCCCGTGGAAGTGTCGAAAGTCGACGTGAAAGCGATAAAAAGAGATCTCCTTTTACTTTGGGCTGAGGCTCGTGAGGTGTTTCAGCGTCTGGGGGGTATCCAGTTCCGTGAGGCTGAACAACTGGCAGCGAGTGTCCATGAACAGTACACCATCAAGGATGCTTGGCTTGAAACGGTAGAGAAATGGCTCGACACGCCCGACCTGATGACTAATGAACTTCCGCGAAATTGCGAATTTTTACGCGCAAGTGATGTTTTGCGTGATGCGATTGGGCTAAATCCTGACCGCATCGGAAAACGCGAAGAAATGCGAATTAGTAATGTTTTGCAAAATTGCGGGTATAAGCGTGCCCAAAGGCGAATTGGGGGGAAAAAATGCAAGGTTTGGGAACCGCTGGAACCACGCGGAACCACCTAGAAGAGAAGGTGGTTCCACCTTGCAGACCTTGTGGCAAGCGGGGCGGAACTACTGGAACCACTGGAACCGCCTTTCTACTAGAAACCCCATATATATATATAAGTCGATTGAGGGAAAGGTTAGGAAAAGGTGGTTCCAGGTGGGGGCAGGTGGTTCCACTCCGAATTAGCAACTTTTTGCATGTTGATACATGCAATATGCGGATCGGAACTGCGTTATCCACACCCACGGATAAACAGACGTAGTTCTCAGAAAAATTTTTCGTAGCAAAACGTAGAGGTCAGAGCTATGCGTAATATTCAACAGGTTTTAGAGCGCTGGGGTGGCTGGGCAGCGAGTGAAGGTGGTAGCGTCTACTTTCCTCCTGTTGCAGCCGGGTTTAAGAATCTGCTACCCGCGACGCAGTCTGGAAGGCTGAAATGCAGTGACAATGACGGTCTTATCATCAACTCCGCTATGAGCTGCCTGAAGAAAAAAGATCCGTATCTGTGCACGCTCCTTGAGTGGCATTACGTCCAGGCCATGCCCGTGCGGGCGATGGGTGAGAAGCTCGGCGTATCTCACACCCACGTTCTGAAGAGGCTTCAGGCGGCAGAGGGATTTATTGACGGTTGCTTAGCCATGCTGGATGTGGTGCTCGAAATGGATCAGTCGGTTCAGTCAAAGCCTCAGGCTATCAGGACTTTGCGTAGGAGCTGCTCGGCGGCATAATATCCAGCAATCAATCACGTAAGGGAACCAGATGGCTCTGATCAGCGTTCGCAACAGATTTGAAAGCTTCATGGAACAGAGGTACCCAGACCTGTCGTTGCAGGTCAAAGGTAATATTGGCGCATCAATGAAGGCTCAACTTGGCATCAGGATTGAACGAGAATTGTACAGTGAAGATGTTACTTACTGTGATTCAGCAGTTCAGTTGATGTGGACACTCTTTCAGGCAGGTGTTCTGGCCGAACGAAGAGCTACCAGCGTTACGCTTCCTGCGCTGAAGGCAAAGCCGGATAGCTTCTACGATGCGGGTTATAACGAAGGTATTCAGGACTGTCGTAAACATCTGACGGCATCAGGCATCAAGGTAAGATAAAAAATAGTTGTGGAATTCCAAAAAGCCGATTAGCCTGATATCTGTTGAAAACAGTTCATCACGAAGAGGCTTCCGCAAGGGGGCCTTTTTTATTGCCCCATTCTGGGGAAAAGTTAATAAAACAGGGCTTTCGCTGCGAAAAAACGCTATGCAGTTTTTGCCCTTTTTTATGCACCTTTTATTCACTCGAATTTCGTCATTCTGGACCACTTAAGTTGATTAAATAGGCCTTTCATCGCAAATCTATTGCGAGCGGGGATCGTGTGGTTCCTATAACGTACATTATGTTAAATAACTTCCTTTTTTAACAAATTTAACAAGGTTCGCTATGGCGAACTTTTTTTGTATTCAGGGCCCACCGAAGGACGGCTCATAACCCAATCCTACGGGCGTATACGCAGGGCCCGCCTTTCAACAACACCCCGTAATGGCGGAGGTGGGAAGTATGAAAATGCACAATGCTCCTCATTCCTGGCCTGACTTACTGGAACTCTTACAAAGTTGGTGGCGTGGAGATACGCCGTTGGGCGCAGTGGTTATGTCAATTGTTATGGCTGGCTTGCGCATTGCCTATTTTGGCGGTGGCGGCGGCTGGAAACGAAAAACGCTTGAGATTTTGCTCTGTGGTGCTCTGACGCTGACCTTTGCATCCGCTCTTGAGTATGTTGGATGGCCTAAATCTCTTTCTGTTGCCATTGGTGGTGGTGTTGGGCTGATCGGTGTCGATGCTATTCGTGGGGCTGCAATGCGAGTAATCGGTAACAAGTTTGGTGGCTCTAAGGAGTAATTCATGCAGACACTAAATTCCCAACGCAAAGCTTTCCTGGATATGGTGGCATGGTCAGAAGGAACGGATAACGGGCGACAACCGACACGTAATCACGGTTATGACGTTATCGTCGGAGGTGAGTTGTTCACTGATTACTCCGATCACCCTCGCAAACTTGTCACGCTAAACCCGAAGCTTAAATCAACAGCCGCAGGCCGGTATCAGCTTCTTTCACGCTGGTGGGATGCCTACCGCAAGCAGCTTGGCCTGAAAGATTTTTCGCCAGAAAGTCAGGACGCTGTGGCGCTGCAGCAGATTAAAGAGCGTGGCGCTTTACCGATGATTGACCGTGGCGATATTCGTCAGGCAATCGACCGTTGCAGCAATATCTGGGCGTCGTTACCTGGTGCAGGTTACGGTCAGTATGAACATAAAATCGGTGACCTGATTTCCAGGTTTAAAGATGCTGGTGGGGTGGTAAATGAAGCTGACTTATAAGATTGTCATCGCGGCATTTTTCTTCTCTGCCTTTGGGGCGCTCGTCTGGTCTGCAAACCATTACCACAGCAAGTATCAGGCAGAAAAGTTGTGGGCTGATAAAGCGGAAGGTGAAGCTGAATATCAAGGGAAAGTGATAGCTAATCAGGCATTAAACTTCAATCGTTTTAACCAGATAGCAGAAAACGCAAGCCGATTAAATTCTCTGGTCGACATCGGTCACGAGAAGACAGTCATCAAATACCGTGAGGTTCTGCTCCGTGAAAAGAACTGTGATTTCCCTGTTCCTGTTGATATTGCTGTCGGGTTGCTCAACTACGCGAACCGTTTACGCGCCAGCGCATTGCACGCCGATTCCGGGGACATTGACTCAGCCGGTGATCGTGCCACTACCACCAGAACGTTGACATATTGCCAGGCTGTTCTGTGGATTAACCCACTGTTGGCAGCCATCGAGAAGGCGAATAACCAGTTGGCTGGTGTCCGACAAATAGAACAGTCCCGGTAATAGCATTACAGAAGCTCTTCCAGGAGGGGCTTCGATAATGACCTGATAACTGGAAAATAAAATGACTAAGAAGCTGAAAGCAAAACACGAGGTGTTTTGTCGCGAGTTTCTTGTCGATCTGAATGCTACACAAGCAGCTATTCGCGCAGGCTACGTCTCCAGGCGAGCACATGTTACGGGGGCTGAACTATACGGTAAACCTGAGATACGCGCCCGTATTAACGAGCTAAAGCAGGAGCGTATTGATCAACTGGGCATTGATGCTAATTATGTGCTGATGCGACTGGTTGAGATCGACAGGCTCGATGTGGCTGACATCCTGGAGGACGATTTAAGTATTAAGCCTCTGTCTGCGTGGCCGGAATCGTGGCGTCGGTACCTGAGTGGATTTAACCTCGCTGAAATGTTTGAGGGGCGAGGAGATGACAGAGAAATGGTCGGGATCCTTAAAAAGATTAAGTGGCCTGATAAGGTTAAAAACCTTGAGTTGCTTGGGCGTCATGTTTCTGTTCAGGCGTTTAAAGACAACGTCAAAAATGAAGTGACTGGCGCTGATGGAGGACCCGTCAGAACAGAAATTACCAACTTAACGCCGGAGCAGGCTGCAGAGGCGTATAGAAAAATGATGGGCTAAGTATGCCGTTACCATTCCCCTTCGATTTTAAACATCCTGATTACCAGATGGTTTTTGAATGGCGGATGGAACGCCTACAGCGCATTCGCCAGAATCCTGAAATATTGCCCGTATTGAAGCAGTTTTACCGAACCAATCCGGCTCAGTTCATCATCGACTGGGGCATGACAACGGACCCGCGTAATATTGATTATGGCCTGCCGGTGACCATTCCGTTTTTACTCTTCCCTAAGCAGGAGGAGTGGATCCACTGGATTATGGAACGCTGGGGCAATCGGGAGAATGGTATTACCGAAAAATCCCGTGAAATGGGGCTCAGTTGGACCGCGATCGGACTGGCCTGCTCGCTTTGTCTCTTCAACAAAGAAATGGTTATCGGTTTCGGCTCCCGTAAAGAGGAATACGTCGACAGCACCGGTGACCCGAAAGCATTGTTCTGGAAGGCACGCAAGTTCGTGGAAACGCTACCTGTAGAGTTTCGCGGTTCGTGGAGCGAGAAGAAGCACGCGCCATATATGCGTGTTGAGTTTCCTGAAACTGGTGCCGTTATCAAAGGCGAGGCTGGCGATAATATTGGTCGTGGTGACCGTACCACGCTTTATCTGGTTGATGAGGCTGCATTCCTTCAGCGTCCTCTGCTGATTGATGCGGCGTTGTCACAAACGACGCGTTGCCGTATCGACCTGAGTTCAGTTAACGGCATGGCTAACCCGTTCGCTCAGAAGCGTCATGGCGGGAAGATACCGGTATTCACATTCCACTGGCGGGATGATCCTCGCAAGGATGAAGAGTGGTATCGCAGGGAATGCGAGAAAATCGATAATCCGGTGGTGGTGGCACAGGAACTTGATCTGAACTACAGCGCATCAGCGGAAGGCGTTCTGATTCCATCCGAATGGGTACAGGCTGCCGTTGATGCGCATATCAAACTGGGTATCCAGCCAACAGGCAAACGACTTGGCGCGATGGATGTCGCCGACGAAGGCAGGGACAAAAATGCCTTTTCCACCCGTCATGGCTTCCTCCTGGAAAATGTGCGGGAATGGTCCGGTGTGGGCAGCGACATTTATCAGTCCGTCGAGAAGGTTTTCGGCTTTTGCGAACAGGACAACCTCGAAGAGTTTCGCTTTGACGAGGACGGGCTGGGCGCTGGCGTTCGCGGCGATGCACGCGCTATCAACGAACTGCGTAACGCTGCGCGTCGACCGTCAATACTTGCCACACCGTTTCGAGGTAGTGGCGCGGTATTTGATCCGGATGATGAAGCTGTTCGCGGGGACAACGGGCAAGCCGCACGTCTGAACAAGGACTTCTTCGCTAACGCCAAAGCCCAGAGCTGGTGGCGGTTACGTAAACTTTTTCAGAATACCTGGCGCGCCGTGGTTGAAGGTATGGCTTACAACCCGGACGAAATCATCTCAATCAGCAGTAGCATGGCACTCAAAGATAAACTCATCATCGAGCTTTCGCAGCCGACCTATTCCATTAATGGTGTGGGAAAAATCGTTATTGATAAACAGCCTGATGGAACCCGATCGCCAAACCTTGCCGACTCGGTGATGATCAACTATGCCCCAATGAATTCAGCCCTGAACATCTGGGAGCTGCTAGGGAGACAGGCCTGATGGCACGAAACAAACAAGCCCTGCGGCGAACTGCGCAGGCCACAGCTGATGGTTATGAGAATTTTATTGCCCGCGTAGGGATGCAGACACCTAACCAGCACTCAGCATCCACCTACCGGGCTAATTTCACCAGTCGTAACCGCATGCTGGTGGAATGGTCCTATCGTTCATCCTGGATCATCGGCGAAGCAGTCGATGCTATCCCGGATGATATGACCCGCAAAGGCATTCGCATCACGTCGGAAATTGATGCAAAAGATCGTGGCATTCTCGAATCACAACTGGATGAGTTGCAAATCTGGGATGCGCTGAATGACGTGCTGAAATGGTCGCGCCTCTACGGCGGCGCGGTGGGTTTCATCATGATTGAGGGGCAGGCACCAATGACCCCGCTGCGACCCGAAACCATCGGTAAGGGCAAGTTTAAGGGGATTCTCCCGCTCGACCGCTGGATGATCGACCCGGTACTGACCCGCCGCATTAAAGATATGGGGCCGGACCTGGGTAAACCTGAGTTTTACGATGTGGTGACCACAGCAACGGGAATTCCTGCCTGGCGCATTCATCACAGTCGCCTGATTCGCTTTGATGGCGTCACGCTGCCATTTCAGCAGAAGATGACCGAGAACGAATGGGGAATGTCGGTTGTAGAGCGTATCTGGGATCGTCTTACCGCGTTCGACAGCGCTACTGTCGGCGCGGCGCAGCTGGTCTACAAGGCGCATCTGCGCACCTACAGCGTGGAGAAGCTACGCGAGCTTATCGCACTTGGTGGTCCTGCGTATGAAGCGTTGCTGAAGAATATCGACCTGATTCGACAGTTCCAGAGCAATGAAGGTATGACACTCATGGACTCGCGGGATAAGTTTGAAACGCATCAGTACAGCTTCAGTGGTCTGGATGACATCCTTTCGCAGTTTGCAGAACAGATTAGTGGCGCTGTTGGTATCCCACTGGTGCGGTTGTTCGGACAGTCCCCGAAAGGATTTTCTACCGGCGATGCAGACCTTGCCAACTATTACGACCGGGTAAGCTCGTTACAGGAGAGGCGTTTACGTCTTCCGGTGCGGCGGATACTGGACATCATGCATCGTTCGGAGCTTGGCAAGCCGCTGCCGGACGAATTCACGTTTGAGTTTAACCCGCTCTGGCAAATGTCTGATGTCGATCGCTCAACGGTGGCGTTAAACACTACCAACGCAATCAGTACGGCGCTGGGTGATGGTCTGATGACACTGAAAGCCGCTATGACTGATTTGCGCGAAAATTCTGACGTAACCGGCATCGGGGCATCCATTACCGACGAGGACATCGAGAATGCCGAAGATGAAGCGCCGCCCGGCATCGGCGAATCTGATGACGAACCGCAGGAACCGTCAGGCGGAAATCCGCTATCGAACCAGCCTACGCAGGATAGCGCGGGCGGTCGGAGACATCGTAAATGGTCGCTACGATGGTTCAAATGACAGTATCACGGAAATTATTGAGGCGCTGGAACGCTACAGTGAAATCATCACCCCCTGGGCGACAAAGGTCGCGGAAAACTTTACTGCGGACCTAACCCGGCAGAACGAGAAAGTTTGGCGGCAACACAGCAAGAACATCAGTCGCGAGCTCCGCAATCTTGTGGAAAGCGCTCCTGTGGGCCAGGTGATGCAATCCATCATCGCCGAACAGGTCAAGTACATCAAATCGCTCCCCCTCGAGGCGGCTGACAGGGTGTACGACATCCAGAATCGGGCGACAGAAGCTGTTGTGACCGGTGGGAGAGCAGAATATTTTGCTAAAGAAATAGCCGCATCGGGTGATATAGCAAAGTCCAGAGCTGACCTGATTGCCCGTACTGAACTTGGACGTGCAACCGGCGCGCTGGATCAGGCGCGTGCGCTGTCAATTGGTTCGAATGGTTATATCTGGCGTACAGCCGAAGATGGTGACGTCAGGCATTCTCATCGGGAAATGGAAGGTAAATTTGTCGAATGGGGCAAACCTCCAACGCTTGACGGCATGACAGGTCACGCTGGCGAGCTCCCGAATTGTCGCTGTTATAAAGAAATCGTTTTTCCCACCTCCCAATCTTATCCCGCCTGAATCGCAGGTAACACATGAAATATTTTTTCAATACCCGGCTGGGGGAAACCCGCTATCAGCTGGCTGACGGCTCGTTGCTGTGCAGAGACGTGCCGATAGGACGAACAGGTAAGCAGCTCTATGGTGCTGATGACCTGCCAAAACTGAAACCCGATAAGTTCGGTGAAATAGTCGTCACGCGTTCTCCTGAGCAGGTATTCCATCCGGCCACGCTTGCCTCATTCGAAGGGATGAGCATCACGATTCTGCATCCTGAAGATGAAAACGGGAATGTGCGGCTGGTAAATCCCGAGAACTGGAAAGAGCTTGCTGTCGGGCACCTCCAGAATGTCCGGCGCGGGACGGGTGAGCAGTCTGATTTGATGCTGGCTGACCTTATCGTCAAAGACGAAAACGCCATTCAGCTTATCGAAGATGGCCTGCGCGAAGTGTCGTGCGGCTATGACGCGGAGTACGAGCAGACCGAGCCAGGTAAAGCTGAGCAGGTCGATATTACCGGAAACCATGTGGCTCTTGTCCCTAAAGGCAGAGCCGGAAATCGTTGTGCAATTGGAGACAGAGACACAATGGCAAATCAAAAGAAAAACTGGTGGAACCGCATGCGTGCGGCCATCAAGACAGGAGATGCCGACACCATGAACGAACTGGTGGAGTCGGCTCCCGCATCGGTTACAGGAGATGAGGGGGATTTGCCGCAGGGCGTTAATCTCAATATCAACCTGTCCCCGCAGCAACCACTACCGGACAAAGCACCAGAGATGGGGGGAGGCCCAACCGGCGACAGTGATGATGACCTCAAAACATTACTGAAAGCCCTGCTGGCTAAGCTGGAAGGAAATGCCACGGGCGATAACGATAATAAGCCTGACGATAATCCGACCGGTGACGGCGAGGACGATGAAGAGGAAACCACGATTACTGGTGACTCAGCCTGGCGTGCCGAAGTTATTGTTCCGGGTATCGATCTGAGCCGTAAGATGAAACCGACCGCGTTCAAACGCGAGGTTCTGGCTTCCGCTGACAAAACGCTGGTTCGCCAGATAGTCGGTGATGCGGATATCCGCAAATTGCCGAAACAATCGGTCGACATGGCGTTTAATGCCGTGTCTGAGATTGCCAAAGGGCGAAACACCCGCGCCACCACCGGCGATGCACAGCGCCTAAACATGGGCATGACCAGTATCGCTTCCCTGAACAAACAAAACGCTGAATTCTGGGCAAACCGTAAAGGGTAAAAAATGAATAATGTATTTCTGTACCGGATGCCTGTTGGTATTGCCGGGGCTGTCTCTCGCCCGCAGGACTTAACCGTCGAACCGGTGGTCCTTAAATCCGATAACGCCTTCGCTGCCTATGGGCTGGCTGGTAAATACGATGATGACGGTTTTTTCGTGCCGCTGGCAGATGGTGATACCGCAGACAAGGTGAAGGGGATCTACGTGCGCCCTTATCCGACCACGTCGCAGCCGGACATGGTTCGCCAGGTGGGAACAGGCAAGAACTTCCCGGGCGACGCCATGAAGCGTGGCTACGTGACCGTTAATCTCGGTTCTGATTTTGATGCCAGCACTATCAAAAAAGGCGACCCGGTATACGTTGTCGTCTCCACTGATGAATCCATCAAAGTGCCGCTGGGTGGATTCATGTCCACGTCAGTCAGTGGCAAAAATGTGGTGCTGACCAACGCTGAATTCACAGGTGCCGGTGATGCTAACGGCAATGCAGAAATTTCCTGGAAGATTTAAGGAACAGACGAATGATTACTTTTGATCAGGCAACCGTTGACAGCTCTGGTGCCTTTCTCATCGGGGAGCTGGAGCGACTCGACCAGACGCTGAACCTGCCACTGGTGGGGTACACCTGGACCCGCGATATTCAGTTGCGTGAAGATGTCTCTATCGCAGATGACATTTCCAGCTGGACGAATACCAGCTTCGCCGCTGCGGGTACTGGTGCAAATCCGAATGGCAAAAACTGGGTAGGCAAAGACTCAACCGCTATTGCTGGCGTGAACGTGGATACCGGCAAATCCGGTAACCCGCTGAACCTGTGGGGGATGGAACTTGGCTGGACGGTCATAGAATTGCAGGCTGCTCAGCAGGTCGGCCGCCCGATTGATACGCAGAAGTATGACGGGATGCAACTGAAATGGCAGATGGATAACGATGAACAGGTATATGTTGGCGATTCCGCATTAAACCTGAAAGGCCTTGTTACCCTGGACGGCGTGCCTGTCAACAACGCTGCCAAAACGTGGGCAACCTCAACACCGGACGAAATCCGCGCAAGCATTAACCAGGTGCTGTCTGATGCGTGGGCCGCTTCTGGTTACTCTGTGGTCCCGCGTGATTTGCTGATCCCGCCTGAACAGTTTGCTCTGTTGTCCAGCATCATCGTTTCATCTGCGGGTAACCAGTCCCTGTTGACGTACCTTCAGACCAACACCATCAGCTATCACCAGAACGGTGTTCCGCTGAATATCCGCGCGGTTAAATGGCTGAAAGGCCGTGGTGTGGGGAATAAGGATCGCATGGTTGCGTACACCAACGATAAAAAATACGTCCGCTACCCGCTGGTTCCGCTTCAGAGCGTGCCGGTGCAGTATCGCGGCCTGTATCAGATCGTCACTTACTACGGCAAGCTGGGTGCAGTCGAGCCAGTGTATAAAGAAACTCTGTCCTATGTGGACGGTATCTGATAACCAGAATGGCCCCGAAAGGGGCCTGAAGGAAACTGAAATGGCGAAAGAAAAGCTGGTTACCATCCATGTTCACACCCCGTTTACGCTGACGCTCGGCGATCAGTCAAAACAGGAGTTTGGCCGGGGACGGCATAACGTACCGGAAGAGGTCGCGTCGCACTGGTTCACCCAGGCGCACTCTGAGCTTTCCGAAAGCGTGATTAGCGACACCGATGATCTGCAACCCATTATCGACGGCCTGCAAGCGCAGATTGCCGACAAAGATAAGCTGATTGCCGATCTTAAAGATGCATTGCTCAAACTGCAGGAGCAGAACGACAGCCTGCAGGCGCAGATTACTGCCGCCCGGACTGGCGGTAATGGGGCTAAAGATGTCAAAGAATCAAAGTCTGCCAGCGGTAAGTGATTTTCGCCGCGACTTCCCGCAGTTTGCTGACCCGGCAAAATATCCCGACGCCCAAATCGGGTTCCGTCTGAATCTGGCCGATGAACTGCTGAGCGAAAATGTCACCGGCAAAAAGTTGTTTCCGTACTTTGCCGGGTTGTTCGTTGCTCACTACATGACGCTCTGGGCGGCTGACAGCAGAGCGATGCTGGCTGGTGGTCCGGGCGGTTCAACCAATGGTGTTCAGTCCTCAAAGTCCGTGGATAAGGTAAGCGTCAGCTATGACACCAGCGCGACGCTGAATCCTGATGCAGGTTTCTGGAATAACACCCGATATGGCGCTGAATTTTATCAGTTGATCACGATGTTCGGTGCAGGCGGTCGCCAGCTATGAGTTTCAAAAGCGGTGTAACAACGAGGGTGGATAACGCTAAGGCCATTCTGGATGCGCTCAGGTCGTTAACCAAAAAAGATGTGCTGGTCGGCATCCCTTCGGAAGACAGCGAACGGGATGATGTTCCGTTTGGTAATGCGGGCATCGGTTACCTCAACGAATACGGCTCACCAGAGCAGAACATCCCGCCACGACCTCACCTGGTCCCCGGCGTTAAATCGGCAGAAGAGCAGACGGTGCCGCAGCTTAAAGCCGCGGCGCAGGCTGCACTTGATGGTAATGCTGCGGGAGCAGAAAGTGCACTCAACCGTGCCGGAACGCTGGCCGTTAATGGCGTCAGGCGTTACATGACCATTACCGGCTTTACGCCGCTTGCTGACAGTACTGTTGAAGCCCGGGCTCGTCGGGGGCGCAAGGGGGCAACACTGGAACTCGCCCGGCGTGTTGCTGGCGAATCTCCCGGAACCGATCTGGCGAAACCATTAATTGACACCGGGCAATATCGCAGAGCTATTACCCATGTAGTGAGGGATAAAGATGCCGACTCTTGATGTAACAGATGTGCTTTTTGACCCCGATTTTTGCGACTTCAATTTGTGGGTAACACGCCGTGTGCAAACGGTGGATGAGGACGGAATCGGCAGCGACAGCGAAGTTAAAAAGCAGTTTGCCGGAGTCGTTACTGTTGATCGCTCTCTGGAAAACCGTCGTATGCAGGCCGGGCAGGTAATCAGTGGTGCAATTCTGATTGTGACGACTGAGCGACTGACGCAGGGACAGACTGGCCGTGATGCCGATATCGTGACGTATCAGGGCCGTGATTACCGTGTGACCTTCGTCGACCCGTATACAGCTTATGGGGCCGGATTCGTTCAGGCGCATTGTGAGTTGATGCCGTTTGATGGGGGAACTCCGGTTGAGCAATAACACCAGTACAGAGCGCGGATGGTTAATACCAACCAGTGGCGATCCGGATTATGACGAAGCGCTCGACAGGCTGTTAAGCCAGTGGATACGTAACGTTTCCGGTCTGTCTGCCGGGATGGTTCGCCCGCGCTGGCAGAAAGAGCAGCCGCCACTGCTACCGGTTGAAACGAACTGGTGTGCGTTTGGGGTTATCGGATGGTCAGGTGATGACAGTCCGGCATTCACCAGACAGACCGATGATGGCTCTCAGCTCTGGCGGCATGAAACGATTGAGTGTATGGCTTCGTTTTATGGACCGGCGGGGATGGTGTATGCGTCCCGGTTTCGTGACGGTATATCTGTGCCGCAGAACAATGCAGCACTGAATGCGCTGGGGCTGTCTCTTGGCGATTACACAGGTCTGACTCCCTTCCCTGAACTTATTAATCAGCAATGGGTCCGCCGCTACGATATGACGGTGCGCCTGCGCCGGAAGGTTGTGCGCGAGTACGGTATTAAATCGCTGGTGGATGCACCAGTCATCTTTTTCGGAGATTAAGCTATGGCACAGGGCTTGCCTGTATCAAACGTTGTTAATGTTGATGTGATCATGTCGCCGCGTGCAGCATCAGGGCGAAATTTTGGTGCATTACTCATTCTCGGCCCGTCCACAATCATTCCGGTAAGTGAGCGCATTCGCCGTTATTCTGCCGCGGAAGATATTGGAAAAGATTTTGGCGTGGAATCACCAGAATATAAGGCTGCGCAGGTGTTTTTCTCTCAATCACCGAAACCTCAGGAGGTTTTTGTTGGTCGTTGGGTGAAAACGAAGGGAGACAGCGAACAGGCCACGCCTGAGACGCTGGAGCAGGCTGTGAATGCCATGCTTGATTATACTTCATGGTATGGGCTGGGGATTGCAGACGATGAAGATATTCAGGATGCAGACTGGCTGAAAGTGGCTGCGGCGATCGAATCCTCTTCTGTAAGCCGTATTCTGGCGATTACGACAAGCGATGAGAAATGCCTGCAGACTGCATCCAGCGATGATTTGGCATCAAAACTGAAAACCGCCGGATATTCACGCAGTTTTATTCAGTATTCATCGGGTAATAAATACGCTGCGTTATCTGCATTTGGCCGGGCATTCACGGTTAATTTCAATGGCAGTAATACCGCGATTACGCTCAAGTTTAAGCAGGAGCCGGGTATCGGGTATGAAACACTGACAGTCAGCCAGGCATCGGCACTTGATGCAAAAAACTGCAATGTATTCGTGTACTACCAGAATGATACGGCTATCCTCCAGCAGGGAGTGATGGCTAACGGCGATTTCTTTGATGAACGCCACGGCCTGGACTGGTTACAGAATTATGTGCAGACCAACCTCTATAACCTGCTTTATACCAGCACCACGAAAGTTCCCCAGACTGAAGCCGGTATTACCCGACTGTTATCAAATGTTGAAAAATCACTGGATCAGACCGTTCAGAATGGACTGATTGCTCCGGGCGTATGGAACGGGGGCGACCTTGGTCAGTTGTCATCAGGTGACACACTGCCCAAAGGTTATTACGTATACGCTCAGCCGCTGGATGAACAGGCTCAATCAGAACGTGAAGCCCGTAAGGCTCCGGTGATTCAGGCTGCAATAAAACTTGCAGGCGCGGTTCATTACGCTGACGTACAGATTAACGTTGTTCGCTAAGGGGAAGTGAATGTCTACCTATTCTTTTATGGATGTCACTGCGACGCTGACCGGGCCGACAGGTTCGATTGACCTCGGGTACGGTTCGGCAAGTTCTGAAGAGGGGATTGTGGTTGCGATGGGCGGTCCTAAAAACACCATGACCATCGGTGCTGATGGCGAAGTGATGCACAGTCTCCATGCAGATAAAAGCGGGACGATTACCGTTAACCTTCTGAAGACATCACCGACAAATAAAAAATTGTCGCTGGCGTATAACGCACAGAGCCAGTCTTCTGCCACATGGGGGAATAACGTTATCGTGATCCGCAACAAGGTCAGCGGCGACATCATCACGGCACGCAGTGTTGCGTTCCAGAAACAACCGGATAACGCCAACGCTAAAACCGGTAATACGATGCCGTGGGTGTTTGACTGCGGCAAGATTGACCAGGTTCTCGGGGAGTTTTAATGCATGGAATTCGAAATTAAAGGCGTGAAATATCGCACGGCAAAACTCAGCGTTTTTGACCAGCTGAAAGTGACCCGCAAACTTCTGCCGGTGCTGGCAGGAATGATGTCAGATTTCGGGAGTATTCGCTCCCGTTTGCCTGCTGACGGCAAAATCGACACCGTGAAATTCGAACAGTTAAAACCGGTGTTTGAAACCATGCTCCCGCGTATCGCTGAGGAACTGTCTTCCCTGACCGAAGATGACACCGATGCGATTATTCATCCCTGTCTTGCGGTGGTATCGCGGCGTCATATGGACGGATGGGTGCCGGTATTTACCCAGGGCGAACTGATGTTTGATGATATTGACTTGCTGGTCATGCTGCAGCTGGTGGCGCGGGTGGTCGCCGATTCGCTGGGAAATTTTTTGCCTACACCCCTTACCAGCACGACGCAGAGCCTGCAACAGGGCTGACGTTTAACAGCCTGCCGGACGGGCTGTCCTACCTTCTCAATCCGGTTGACGCCGGGTTAATTCCTTATACAGCACTTAAAGATGGCTCTGTCGATTTGTATGACATTGCTCTCTTGAATGACCATCTGGCGGTAAAAGCGGATAACCAGCGACGCATTGAGAAATGGAGAGAGGATAATGAACGCTGAAACTATTAAAGATTTCCTCGTCTCGCTTGGCTTCAGTGTGGATGATGCAGGAGCGAAAAAGTTCGGTTCTGTCCTCGCCGGTACAACTGCAAATGTCATCAAAATGGGGCTGGCTGTTGAAGGAGCTGCGTTGTCCGTGGTGGCCTTCACGGCTAAGATCGCCTCCGGCCTGGATAATCTTTACTGGGCGTCACAGCGCACCGGCGCGACAGTCCAGGGAATTCAGTCTATTGGCTATGCGGTTTCGCAGGTTGGCGGCAGCGTGGACGCTGCGCGATCTTCTCTGGAAAGCCTATCCCGGTTTATTCGTAACAATCCCGGTGCAGAAGGCTTTCTGAATCGCCTGGGCGTACAGACCCGTGATGCCAGCGGTAACATGCGTGACATGGCCGCTATTTTTACGGGCGTTGGACAGAAACTCAGCAGCATGCCGTATTACCGGGCTAACCAGTATGCGCAGATGCTGGGCATTGACGAAAATACCCTTATGGCGATGCGCCGGGGTGTGGGTGGCTTCTCCGGGCAGTACAGCGCAATGGCGAAAGCTATCGGCTTCAATGCTGACGAGGCGGCCAGAAGCTCCAACAAATTTATGACCTCCCTGCGTGAGTTTGGCGCGATGGCAGGCATGGCCCGTGACAAAATCGGCTCTAATCTTGCGGGGGGGCTTGCGGGTTCGCTGGACACCCTGCGCCGCCATATCCTGGACAACTTCCCTCGTATCGAGCAGACCCTGACGAAAGCCATAAAAGGCATTCTGGCGCTCGGGGATATTATCGGGCGGCTGTTCTTCAGACTGATTGAGGGGACATCAGGCCTTATCACCTGGTGGCAATCGCTGGATAAGCAAACGCGGGAGTTGATCTCGCTGTTTGGCGCACTGACGATTGCGCTGCGCATTCTGAACAGTACGTTCTGGATGTCGCCGATTGGCCTCATTACCGCGCTGGCGGCGGGTATTGCCCTCCTGTGGGAGGACTATCAGACCTGGAAGGAAGGCGGCGACAGCCTGATTGACTGGGGCAAGTGGAAACCGGAGGTCGATGCCGCGCTGAAGATGGTTCGTGACCTTAAAACGACCGTTAACGACCTGGTGAAAGCGCTGGCGAAACTGCTCAATATTGACCCCAAATCATGGTCCCTGAAGTGGGATTTCAGCAACTTCATCGACCAGATGGGCGAATTCAGCAAAATGCTGAACATGATCGCCGACCTGCTCAACGCTATCAAAGATGGCCGCTGGGCTGATGCCGTCAGCATCGGCAAACAGATACTTAATCAGGGCAGCGAAAATCCGTCAGCGATGCCGATGGTTACAGACAGCGCTAACAGTACTGCCGACTGGATTAAAGAGCACTGGGGATTCGATCCCCGCAGTGTGGGCCGGACGGTACGCGGCTGGTTTGGTGATGATGAGCCGGAACAACATGCACAGGCTACGAAACGAGGAGAACGGAATAACAATCCGGGAAACCTTAATTTTGCTGGTCAGGCAGGGGCTTCTCTTGAACGCCCGGGCGGGCGATTTGCCAGATTTGAAACTGCTTTTGATGGATTACGGGCTCTTGCTCGTCAGTTAATGCTGTACGCCGGACGGGGAATAAACAGTGTGGAGAAAATTATCTCTACCTGGGCACCTGCGTCTGATAATAACAACACAACTGCGTATATCAGGGCTGTATCGCAACGACTGGGAGTGGATCCCCGGGCTGCCCTGAATATGAGCGATCCGCAAACCATGTCAGCATTGATGAGCAGCATTATCCAGCATGAGAATGGAAGAAATATCTATTCTCGGGAGCTGATTAATAAGGCTGCCGTGGCGGGAATTAGTGGCAAAGTGACAGAGGTTAACCAGCAAAATACCTACCACATTTACGGTGGTGGAGATCCGCACGCTGTCGGTAATGAGGTTGCACGTCGGCAACAGTCTGCAAATGCTCAGGTCATGCGAAGTAATCAGGTGAGGGTGGGTTAGTGGATATTCTCTCTACACTTTTTCATCAGCAGAGCAGAAAAATAGGAATGATTGTTCCCTGTGTTGTTATTTCAGAGAAGCATACAGATATGCTTGAAATAACAGAGCATCCGGTAGAGGTCGGGGCCGCTGTCGCTGATCATGCCTATAAAAAACCGTCAGAAGTGGTGATGGAGGTTGGTTTCGCCGGTGGTGGCGCATTGCTGGATTTTGCCAGTAACCTGACGGCTACCAGCCTGCTCGGCCTGAGTCCTCAGCAGACGTATCAGGAGCTACTGGATCTGCAGGAAAGCCGTATCCCCTTCGATGTGGTAACCGGTAAACGACTGTACAGCAACATGTTGATCCGGGCGCTGGAAGTGACGACGGACAAGACAACCGAAAACGTCCTGTCCGCCGTCCTCACCCTGAGGGAGGGCCTTATCTCCCGGACACAGCAGATTTCCGTCGCGGATAAAACCAACATGAAGGAAGGGGCCAGCACGTCGGCGGTACAGAACAGCGGCAACAAAACCCCCAAGCCTCCAGATACTTCACTGCTGAAAAGCATCACGGGTAACGTGGCGTCATTACTGGGGGGCGGCTAATGGCAATTCAGGAAATTCCGCTGACAGCGGACAACCAGCAGTTCAGCATCGTCCTGGGTGGTGTTACCTGGCGGATTAGCATCATATGGCGCGATCTGTACTGGATTATGGACCTGCAGAACGACAGAGGGGAGCCGGTAATCTCCGGTATTCCTCTCGTCACTGGTGCTGACCTGCTGGCGCAGTACGCCTGTATGGGGCTTGGTTTTAAGCTGGTGGTGGTCTGTGATGACAACACACAGGATTACCCCACAAAAACTGACCTGGGCGGTCGCAGCCATTTACTGGTATCAACGGAGTAAGCATGTCACAGAACTGGATGAGACATTTCGAGCTGCAGCTTGTGGACGGGAACGGTCAGGGAATTGAGCTAAGTGATTTTAAAGTGACCTTTACGATCGACTGGTTCAACATCAGCAGCGCGTCCCGGGTAGGGACTATCAAAATTTATAACCTCTCGGCAGATACTGTGAACCGAATCACCGGGCGGGAGTTTTCGAAAGTGCGTCTGATTGCGGGTTACGACGGTATCGCGCCGGAGGTGTCGGCAAGCGACGTCGGGATCGTGCGGGAGGTTGATGCGGCGGACGTGGGCCAGAGTGATGGCCGCAACTACGGACTGATTTTCAGCGGTGAAATTCGCTACTCGGTTACAGGAAAAGACAGTCCGGTTGATTCCTACGTCCTGATTCAGGCAGCAGATACTGATCTGGCTTTTGCCACCAGTATAACCTCACAGACGCTGGCTGCCGGTTACACGGTCGCTGATGTGAACCGTGCGCTGATGAAAGACTTCGAAGCCAAAGGTGCGACCGAAGGCCTGACGCCTGAAATGCCTGCTACTGTATTCCCCCGGGGGCGGGTGCTCTTTGGCATGACGCGGCATCTAATGGATAACGTAGCCGGGCAATGTGGCGCAACATGGCAATTCGTAGACGGTCAGCGCCAGATGGTGGCGAATAATGAATATGTTCACGAAGCGATTGTGCTCAACAGCGCTACCGGGCTTATTGGCATGCCGCAGCAGACCATCGGCAACGGCGTAAACGTTCGCGCGCTTATTAATCCGAACATCCGGGTTAATGGGCTCATTCAACTGGATCAGGCTTCCGTATATCGCACCGCGTTGTCGAACAACGATATCGCTATGGCTGGTGGGCAGATCACCGACCAGAACACGGACGGAAATATTACGCTAAGCGGCACCACATCGCAGCCTGCCAGCATCGCAACGGATGGCGTTTATATTGTGCGCGGGATTATGTACACTGGCGATACAAGGGGCCAGGCGTGGTACATGGATATGATGTGCGAAGCGCGCGGTGCGCAGGATATGCCATCCAGCACTGCTTTTCAGAGAGGATTATAGAAATGAAACGATGGATATTTTCATTGCTGGCATTAGTGTCTGTTGGTGTAAGTGCAAACACCATAACGATGCAATGCGGCAACTTTCGTATGGATGCGATCCCTGATTCATTATTTAAAATCAATGGCGAAACAGTAACGTCCCAAAAAGTAAAAATGTTGGGTAAAGACGGTACAGGCATGCAGATCAAAATGGACCTGATGCCTGCCAAAGATGGCAACAATTATGGGTTCGAGTATATCCATCGACCTGGCACTAAAACGCGTTTCCTGAACGTCCAGTTGTTGCAGAACAGCATGGATGCTCCGAAAATTATTGGCTCTTTCCCGTGTAAGAAAGTTGTTGGTTGATTGAGAAATGAGCAAGCGTTCGTCAATAGATACAACAGAA